ATTCTTTGCATTGTTCTATTGTTGTAATTTGTTTTCCCACATAAATTATTTTTGTTTTATATGGTTCAATAATAGTTCCATCTTCTAAAACTTCACCGTTATCATTTTTATCTTTTAACATATAGCCCTCATCTGCTATTAATCTATTATCTGTTAATTTCATATTAACTCACACTCCATCCTTTATTTGTAGCAATAGCAATTTCTTCTTTTGTTAGTTTGGCAAGATTAGTTGAACCTAATACTAATTTTTGAGTTTGAACTCCTGCACTTGCTATATCATATAAGTTATTTATTACATTCATTAAACTATCGTGTGTCAATTTATTAGAACTATTTAATTCTAAGGTGTATTGATAATAATTTGCACTTTGAGATGTTAAATATGCTTTTCCTAAATTTTCAAAACCACCAAATTCTTCTAAATATATACCATTAGAAAACATATAATTCACTCTATTTACTTTACCAAAATCGTATTTTGGTATTTTATAAAACCAACTATATTGGAACATTCCCTCTGCATTTGTCACATTTGAAGTATTCATATTTGGAGCAATTCTATCAACAATATCTCCTTGTAAATTAGCAAACATATATGACATATTGGTTGCCTTACTTGTATCCCATTTTTCTATTATTGACAAATCAAGATTTCTACAATATTGAAAAGCATAAGAAAAGTTTGTCACATTTGAAGTGTCAAAAACAGGTAATGTTTTTAAACCATAAAAATTTTGAAACATTTTATTAAACGAAGTATAAATACTCGCATCAAAATTAGGAATAGTTTTTATGTATTCAATTAAAAGACCATAATTTCTTAATCCTGAAAAATCCCAATAATCATCTACATTACCACCACCACTTTCAATGCTTGCAATTTCAGTATCAAATGAACTTGCAGAAATTGTATCAGTTGTTCCCTTTTTTTCTCTTATTGCTTCTGCAACATCTGTAAGAAAATTACTTAATGTATCTGTCCTTGCCATTAATAATCACTCTCCAATGCAGTTGTAATGTTTGTTGTTATTGCGTCAGTTATAGCATTATCTACATATTTTTTATTTACCAAATCATTGTCATTGGTAGGAGTTTGGCTTGACCTTGGAAGTGTAGAAAATGTCTTTGTTCCACTAATAGATTGATTCCCCATTGTTCTTACAATAGTTGTAAAATCGTATGTCACACCATTCCAATTGTTATATTTATCAACATTATAAACAATCATATAAATATTAGTTGATGCAGAACTACTAAAATTATGAAATAATATTAACGAAATCGCATCATACATAGTTGTTTTTGAAACAATATAAAACCCTCCTTGATTAAGTTGATATGTTCTTGTAAAATCTTTTGAATATCTAACTTTACCCTCCAAATAATATATTCCATTGTTCAATTCATTTAGATTAATAGGGCTTTCATCTGTTCCAATAAATCTTTCTGTTTTTGGCATATTATCAATATAATTTTTATCATAATAATTCATTAAATCTGCAACTTCGTTTGTTATAAAGTCACTATCATTTTCTAATTTGCTTATTTTCAAAGGAATACCTAATTCTTCAAGCGTTTTATTTCCATTAAGTTCTACATCATTAATTCTAGGTTTGTTTTTTAGTTCTGTATAATCTGATGTGCCACCAATATCAATCATTTTTTTATAAGTTCCATCATTTGACAAATACTCATCTCCATTACCAGTATTATCTATAACTGATAATTTATCTATATCTTCTTTTGTTAAGTTTCTAACATAATCAGGAATTGTTGGATCTATTGCAACATCCTCGTTCATTACAACAATTTCTTCTTCTGTTTCATCTTCTATTACAATAATTTCTTCTTCATTCATAATTAACCCTCATTATTTTTGTGTGTAATTTCCTCTGTAATTTCTAATTCATCAACAATTAAAGTTTTTCGCTTGGTGCTATCATATATAATCTCAATATCATATTTATAATTTCCATATGCTAAATTATCAGTATCTTCTGGAAGTATTTCAATATGATAATAATTATCATTAGTCGTATAAGTTATTCCATTTTCTAGTGTCTTTTGAAAAAGTGCTTTTTCTTTATACTCATTTTCTTTAACAGTAAAATACATCTTATTAGGTAAATCAGTTATTACCTCTTTATTTTTATTTTTTCTTTGAAATTTAAATAATTTATAATCTCCTCTTATTATTTCCATATAATAAAACTCCTTTCACTACACAAAAAAAGAGCTATTTTTGCTCTTTAATTTTTTATACTCTTCTGCAATAAACAAAAATTCACTATGAGTAAATCCATTTGTTTCTCCTAATTTATCAATTAACATTTCATATTTATCGTGAAAATGAAATATTGTTTCAAATTCTTGTGTTGTATGAAGTTCTCCTCTTCTTATAGAACTGGCGAACGATAATATTTTATATCTCAAACTATCTTTTTCTGATATATAAAAATCGTGTTTTAATTCTTTTAATGTATCAGTAAGTTCTCCATACAGAAATGTTTTTATTGCCTTTGGTATGTATAAAATTATTTTATTTAATATCGTCTTCATTTTTTATTCCTTTCTATTCATTGTTTATTATGTAATCGTTTCCTAATGGTATTGCAAAATATGAACTAAACCATTTACCTGTTTGTCCATTTGCAGTAGTATGGGGTTTCATATAAATAGATATATGTCCATCCTCTTGTCCAACAAAGAATCCACCATAAGAACCATTTGCACCTACCGCACCATTCCATACCCTACTTCCTGTTATGGATTCAACATTTGTTATTGGTATTCTAGCAATTTCAATTTCATCACTTGTATTAATAGTAGAAGTTGCACCAACACCTATAAATATATATAAAATATTGTCTTTAACTCTCCATTGATTTCTTGTATATGCACTTTGTGTTGTTCCTATATATGTTGAATTTTTCCAAGAAAAATCTTGCCACCCTGTATCATTAAATAATTTATCAAAGTCAATCCCATTTACGAGAACCTTGTTCCATAATTGAACATTGTAATCGCTTCGTGACTCATCATACATATCTCCAATTGCCATTTTGTTTCCAAATATCGCAAATGCAGGAATACCTGCTTGAATAACATAACTATATTCAACTTTTGATAACTCATCACTTACTTCAACCTCAATATTGTAAGAACTTCCAATATCAAATCCATTGTCTGTATCTCCTTTAATCAAACCACTAAATGAATATTTATTATTCTCAATAGTAGGTGTGATTATTGTTTCACCTGTTATATATTCACTATCATTTGTCTTTTTGTATTTGTAAGATACTTTTAATTCATTTTGTTTGTTTCCAAAATCACATTCAAAGAAATCTCCCTCAAAAGATATACTAACTTGCTCTGTTACATTGTCTATTCTTTCATTATCTTGATTTCCTTTTGTTAATTTATAATATTCAATAAAATTTTGAATAGGTTTTGTAAGTAGTGTTGAATTTCCTCTTGAATCTACTGCATAAATCGTTATTGAATTACTTGCATGATTTTCTAATATTATTTCATTAGAGCCAGTATTTTCAATCAAGTTATTATTAATATTCCAATACTTAATTGTTGATTGTTTTTGTGAAATTGCTACTAAATTTGATATTTTAATATCACTATAACCTTTAACAAAATTAATTCCACCAGTTAATTTAAGAACTTGTGTATCTATATCTTCAAAGTCAAAACCACTAAATATAGGATTTGCATTTGTTATAACACCCGTTGATTTTAAATTCATTTCTCCAAGTAATGTATCGCCTGAATATGTTTCTAAAATCCAATTAATTGCAAATGAATTACTTGTTGTTGAAAAACCATATATTTTATCAATTTGCTCTTGTGTTAATGTTATTTCTTGTCCATCAACAACATTTTCTAAAGTAAATATTGAAGTAGCATTTACTCTCATTTCTAAATTACTTATATATGATTCATCATATTTAGTAATTGACAATGTTAATGGTTGTTCTATGTCTAATGAATCATTATTAGGAAAAGCATTTAATTGACTAACCAATTTAGTAAGTGATATTGTTGTTGAAGCAGACCTTTTATCATCAGGAACATCACTATACCAAAGTGTATATTTTACTTTAATACTATTTACATTAGCAGGTATATTTACTTCAAATGTTCCTGTTGTTGTATGAACTGCAGTTCCAGACCAATAATCATTTTTTGATTTTAATGTTAGTGTTTTACTTTGAGTTGTTATTCCTGTTCCACTTATTTCAACTTTTCCATATAAATATATGCCAGTTCCAACATAACTTATTGAACTTCCTAAATTTGTTTTAACACTTAAATTAAATTTAGTTTTTTCACTAGTTCTTGAACTTTCAGTAATTGTTAATACTGATTTTGTTGATGGTGGAAAAGACTCGTTTATTGTAATTGTAGCCATTATATACCAACTCCTATCGTTTGATTACCAACTTTTTTAAGCATTAGACCTCCTATTGTTCCTGTTGTTGCTTTAATATCTGTTGTTTCTATTCCAGTATCAGTTGCTTTTAATACCTTGGCATTTGTTATTTTATTTACAACATTTAATCCATCTGCACCAAGTGTTGCTTTGGTATCATTTTCTGTTGCTTCAACTGTGACACCTTTAGAGATATTAACTGTGTCTGTATGAACTTCATTTGCAGATTGACTCCATACTGCACTTTCAGAACCTTTATTTAACATTAATTCCCATATTTCATAAGAATCATCTATATCACATATTATTTCTATCTCAAATGAATTTGTTGTTATTTCTCCTGTTGTTGTTATCTCTCCCTCATTATCTAAAACAATTTCACGACCATTATATTTAACACTAACATTACCTAAAGGATTTAATCTTCTATACTTGAATCCAACAGAATATGTTCCATTTGCTAAAGAAAGACTTTGTTTTAATGAACCAGCTTTTAATAGCATTGAAGTTCCAGATGCACTTTCATCAAGTATTTTCTTTCCAACATTGCCATTCCAATAATCATATACATCATTAGTTTTAAAATATAATCCTGTATTTCTAAGTAAATTATTACCACCAATTTTTGTAAACGTATTAGTAAGACCAGTTTCAGCATTTTGAATCAATTCATTAATTTGCTCTTTGGTATAAACATCACCAAATTCATTGTGAATTGTTTCCACATCTTGTGTTAAATTTTTTATTAATCCTTTATTCTTTTCAACTGTAATTTCAGTTTTCTTTTGTTTATTTGCAATAGAATTTGAGTTATCAACATATTGAACAACACTATCAATAATAGATGGTGCACTTAATGTTGATTCTAAACCCTTAGGACTTTTTAAATTATATCTTAAGACTAAGCTTTCTTTTTCATCTATATTTAGTAAGTCTCCAAGTTCAATAAAAGGCAAACCTTCCCACTTTGTTTCAAATGAAACATAACCAAAATTACTTACTTGATTATATAAATTTTTAATATACTTTTCTCTTAATTCCTGAGTATAAACAAATGGATTATCATTAATAACTAACTTATGTATACTGCCTTGAATCTCTTCATCATCAGGATATTTGACATATTCGCCATCTATATCAGTCATACCAAGTATAACTTGATTAATACTCCAAGTTGTTCTTTTATATTCTGGATTCGATAATTGATATTTATTTAAATCAAGAATTTCATTTCCTTTTAATAAAAGCTTTAATTTATCATTGCTAATCATCCCAAAACAACCATTTATTTGACAAATAGCATTTAAAATATTTTTTAAACTTTCATTTTCTACAAATAAATTTTCTTCTAAAATTTGGTCTCCATTTATAAGAAAAGTATTTTCTAATTCAACACCGGCTTGAATACAAATATTTTGCAATAGACCAAAAATTGTTGTTGGATATGATGTTTGTGATGGATCGTATTCTTTATTAAAATAAATTAATTTGTCATAAGCGGTTATTGAACTAAAAAAATCATCTGTTCCTTCTTCATTAAATAATTTAAAAGTTCCCAAGCACACATATTCATATTGATTTCCAGTCCATACACCATCAAAAAGTTCAAATTCATCAATACCTTTAACATATTCTGTTTCAATATCAAATTTAGCGATTTTGGCTATAGCATTGCCTATTACATTTCCTTCATAATAGGCATCTGCTAAAACATCCAAATTTTGTATAAAAAAAGAGTTATTACCAACTCGTATATAACTCTTTCTTTGTGTTGTATATTTATTATAAGCATTTTTTATCGAATCACTTACTGTAATCATAATTAAACACTCTCCATTTCGATACTAAACTCTTCAAACAAATCTAAATAACTTCCAATTATTTCTATATCAGGTTTATCTTTCAATCTAAAAATAGTAGTTTTATGTATTTTATATTTTGGAGAATAATATGTGGCTTCAAATTCATCTTGCATTAAATTCAAATAACTTGATAATGTATTATTATCAATTTTTGTAAACTTTATTTTTATTGTTATTTTTTTCTTTTCTGCAATATTTCTTCTGGTTGTTCCATCTGCCATTGTTAATTCTGCTAAAATGATATCTTCATCTTCTTTGATAATATAACCATTTTTCAATATAAAATTAATTGGTGTTGTTCCAATTTGAAATACATTATCCTTTAAACAGCCACCTCTCTTTCATTATTATAATTATTAACAGTCTCTGCTAAAACTCTTCCATCAACTTGTAATATATTTGAATTTGAGTTTGTATTATTCAAATAAATTGTTTGTGAAGGTATAGATGTATAAGTTGTATTGGGCAATCCTAAAGCAAAATTATCATAACCATTATATAAATAATCTAGCCCGCTTCCAAATGTAGAATCAACTTGTTTATTTACATCTTTTTCCATATCTTCTATACCATTTATAAAACCTTCATCTATATAACCACCAATTTCAAACATAACCTTTGATGGAGAATTTATACCAAATATACCTTTAATTCCATTTAATATTGATTTGCCAAATCCTTTTATTTTTTCTAAAACCCAATTTTTAGCATTGTTTATTCCATTCCACAAACCTTGTACTAAATTTTTACCTATATCTCCAATATTTCCTAGTCCATCCGTGATTTTCTTTTTAATGTCATTTGGAATACCAGGTATTTTATTTAATACTCCAACAAATGCATTTTTTATTCCATTCCATATATTACTAATAATAGAAGTTCCAACTTTCAGAAATTGACCAATTCCATCAAAAAAACCTTCTATTAAAGATGTTATAATTTTAGGAACCGCCATTACTAAATCTGGTATTGCGCTAATTAAACCTGTAATTAATCCTAAAATTATTTGCGGACCTAATAAAATTATTTGTGGTAACAATCCAATTATTGTATTTATTATTCCCTGTATTATTTCTGGAATATAAGTTATTAATGTTGGTATTGCTTGAATTAATCCCTGTGCTAACCCAATTATTAGTTGAATACCTGCTGTAATAAATAAAGGAATATTATCTAATAAAACTGGGATTATTTCTAATATTGCTTCAACCAACATTGGAATAAGTGTTGGCAATGAATTTGATAATGACTGCATTATTTGAATTGTTGCATTTAATAAAGCATTTAAAATATCTGGTATTATTTGAACAATACTTGAAAACGCTTGAACAATTCCGTTCATTAATATTGGGATTAGTGTTGGTAATGCTGATACTAATCCTTCTATTAATGAAACAGCACCATCTATAATTGAAGGCAATAAATTTTGTAACATTTTTGGCAATTGTGGAACAATACCATTTATTAAACCAACTATTCCTGCAACTATTTTAGGAGCCATATTCCCAATGCTTTCAATTAATATGTCTGCAAAACTTAACACACTATCTATTACTGCATCAATATCACCTGCACCACTTAAGAAATTGTTTATTGAAGCTTTCATTGTTGACAATGAACCAGCAAATGTTTCATTTTCTTTTACATAATTTCCCATAGCATACGAACTGCTTTCCAAAAACATTTCCATTGCATATTGAACTTGTTCTGCTTTTGACATACTATCAAAAGACTTATCAATTCCTTTACTCATTGCATAGGCTTCAATAGTTGTTGCATTCATTGCTACACCTAAATTATCCATCATTGTAAAATTGCCTTTTGCTGCACCAGCAATACTTTCCATTGCGCTGTTAATATCTATTCCCATAATTGAAGCCACATCAGCAGCTCTTTGCATTGCTTGACTAGATAAATTTAGACTATCTTGAATATCTATTCCAGAGCCCTGCATTAATGCTCCCATCTTATTTACTGTTGCTAAATAATCACTTTGTGATAATCCCATGTTTTTATAGGCATTCATAGAAACGTCTTGCAGATTAGAAATAGATTCTTCCATTTTTCCTGTTTCTTTATTGAATGTTTGTGTTTTCATAGACATTTGATCTATGTTATCTCCTAAGTCACCAAATACAGCCTCAGCACCACCTACATTTTGTTCTAATTGACCTGCCAAAGATACAGATTTTGCTACTAATCCACCTAGAGCTGTGGAAACTGTTCCAACGCCTATTGCTAACCCTTTAAAAACTGATTTACCAACTCCTCCAAGCTTTGATAATGTAGTTTCTGCACTATTACTATCTAAATTAACTTTGAATTTTATTTCTGCATCATTCTTTCGCTTCACCTACCTTTTTTTCTAAATAATTCCATAATTTTTCTATGCCTTCTTCAGTTTTAACAGGAAGTGCATATTTTTGTTTTAATTTCATCATTTGTTGATGTCTTAAATTTTCTCTGGTTTTTTCATTTTTAATTGGCTTCTCATAATTTCTATATTCTAAAACTCTGTGCATATTTGAATTTTCATCCAATAATATTGCATCCAATATTTTATTAAATTCCCACCAATCAATATCTTGTTTATTAAGATTTATTCCATATTTTAAAAAATCTGGAAAATAAAATTTATAATCATAGTTTATATCAAAATTTTTATTTTTTTTAACACCAGCACCCTTTTTATTTGTATCAAATATATATTGGGATATTTTATCTAAAATATAGGATTTATTGTTCACATTATTTATACCAAATATTTCTAATGATTTTTCTATTCTTTGTGGATTTTCTTCTTCAAACAACTGAAAAATTTGTATAATTGTTTTAAATGTTATTTTTAAATTATAAATTTTACCATCAATAACAATTTGATTTATTTGTTCATAATACTCTTTAGGTTCATAATTGAAGTATTTATTGGTTTTAATTGTCTTTCCACAAAGAAATTGATAAAAAAACCCATCATATTTTCTACCAATTCATCATATTTATATTGACCTGCTTTTTCCTTAAATACTTCTTTATGTTCTTTAAAACAAATATTCTCAAATCTATCTGACTTTTCCTTAATTTTTGTTTCTATTTCTTTCTCTAATTTTTCTTTTTGTTCAAAATTTAATTTTGAATATTCTTTTTTTATTTTTTCTGCATCTTCAAAAATTATTTTTTTTATTTCCTGAAGTTCTTCTACAGTTATTTGCATAGTAAATTGATATAATATATTATCAGACTCATCTTTTAATTGAACTGGTTCTTCTATTTCGTATTTTTTCTTTTTTATTTCTAACATTTTATTTTCTCCTTAATATAAAAAATAAGGGTAGACTAGAGCCTACCCTGCTATATAATCCGTTTCAGTAAATGTTGAAGCATTATATACTTTTAAATCAAAAGAAATTTCTAATACTTCTTCAGCATTTGCTTCATAACTTATATTACTTAAAGTAGCAGTAAAATCAATTTGCTTACCATTTGTTCCTTTTAAAAGATTTACAATTCTTGTTTTTGCTGTTGCTTGAGCACCTACTGCAAATTCTTTGCTAAGGATAAATTGACATGCTGCACTTGTTTTATCTAATTTTACTGATGTAGACCATGTTGGATCTAATCCTGTTTTTACATTATTAGATAAAAAATTATATAAATCTTGCCATGTATCAAGTGTTTCTCCTTGGTCATAGCCTAGATTTAAATTAACAACTTCTTCATATTGTTCTGTTTCTGTTTCACTTATATCAAATAATAATTTGAACTTTCCTACTGAACTATCAAACTTTATTCATTCCTCCATTCTACTTTAATACTAATATTAATATTATAATAAATTCTTTGATTTTCATCTCTAAAAGCATAATTTGGTGTTTGACACGAAATAAGTATTATTCTTGTATTGTTAAGTAATAAATCTTTTTTCATGTCTAATAGATTGAAAATATTATCTGCTAATACTCTTGTTTCTTTATCATTTGTTGTGCCTCTAATGAGTAAATAAACTGGTATCTCACTATAAAGAATACCTTTATTAATTGACCTCATATTTGTTCCTTGTCCTAATGACAATGAAGAGCAAATATTATCATTGTGGGGTAAATCAGGGCTATAGCATTTATACCCGCTTTTTTCTATCTCTAATCTTAATAAAGTAATTAAATTTCCTGTATTCATTTATACCTCCTTTTTGGCTATTTTCATAGCGTCTCCCACCATTTTTTGATATTCCTTTTTGTATTTAGCAACAGTCTTTTCAAACCACCTGGATTGAGCTTTTTTATTACCAGCACCAGGAGTTCCTCCCTCATAGTATCTTCGCCTTACATAAGGAGTTCGTTCAATAACTAATCCTTCTTTAAACTTACTATGTAATTCTCCTGATTCATACATATCTCCACTTTCACGATAAGTAAATTCATTTGAATCTTTATATGCCTGTTCAGCAATAGTTGCAGTTGCTAATTGATTTCCCTTTTTAATAATCTTTTTAGTCCAATTAAATGCACTATCAAAGTTATCAAATTTTTTCATTTTAATAGAATTTCATAATGATGAGCAGAAGAAGTATCTGGATAAAATACATCAATATTAACTATTTTATATTCTTTGTTATTAAACTCAATTATACTGTTTTCAATTGGTTTATTAGTTAAACCTGTAGAATTTACTAAATCATAAAATAATCTAGCGTTTCCCACCATTTCACGACCATTAGAAGTGACTTTTAATTGAATTTTTTCTTCTATTTTTACAAAAGATAGAGAAATAGGTTGCTTCCATTCATCTCCCTCGCCATTATTACCTAGATATTCTTTATATATAGCATTATGCGGCAATAATCTCTTCGGAATTGGTTGTATCACTTTTTTCTTCCTTTTTTCTTGGTTTCTTTTCTTCTAAAACTTTCCACCCTGCCAATTTATACCATTTTAAAGCACCTTCGCTAATTTCTTTAACAATAGCACCACATTTTACTTTAATCATATTAACACCTTCCTTTTAATCCAGAATAAAGTAGCCCACAATTAAGCAATATATCATAGGCTACTGGACTTATTCTACTTATTGTATTATTACTTTCTTTTTTACTAGAATTTCCTTCACTATATGAACCCAAAGTGTAATTTCCACCACTTGAACTTGATATTAAATCTATATTCATATCCAAGTAATAAATTTGCTCCATTAAAGCTTTTATAAATTCTTCATAAACTATATCAGTTTCATCTGGAATATTGCCTACCATTAAAGCCTTTAGTTCATTAAACGCTAAATATTCTAGCCTTGAAAGATTAGAAGGAGCAGTAGCTACTCCAAAATATTTTCTATATTCGTTTGAACTAATCATATTACCACTCCTTTAATATTTTAATTAAGCAACTGTTTTAACAACAACTGCTCTTTTATCAGTTATTGCATTAGCATAAACCATACGACCTTCTAATTTAGAAGCTCCTACGTGTTCTGAATCTTTTAAATCAACAATTCTTGGTGCAATTACAAATTCATCAATTGCTTTACACCAATCAGGTGCATAAACAATATATTCTGCCCCTACTTTTGATAAATCTGTTGTAATTACTTCGCAACCATTGATTTTTCCAACTACTCCATTTCTTGCTAATTCTGCACCAATTTGGCTAGCAGTATTAGAGAATTTTTCATCAGTTAATAATAAAACTTCAACATCGCTATCAATTGCAACTTTAATACGATTAGATTTAATGCCTAATTTTTTAAGTTGTGCAATATCCTTTAAAATATTAGCGTAAATTGTTGCTTCTGTTGAAGCACCTGTTGCTGAACTTGCAGTAAAGTTTCCTTCAGTTGTCATAACTTCTAAGGCGTTATCTTCTAAAGTTTTTGCAATTGAATAAGCACCACTTTCTAATCTTTGTGCTATTAAATTATCTGGAACTGCTTGCGCTTCATAACCATCAATTAATTCATTGATAACTTGGTTTTTAGATACTGGAATATCTAAATAAGTTGTAGCGCTAGTAGTTAAGTTTGCTCCTTTAACTACATCGTAATCTTGAACTTCTACGTCCACATTTCTTACTGGAACTTTTACTGCTCCTGCTTTTGGATTTCCTTCATAATCAGTTGTAAATGTATTTCTGATTAATGTATCCGGTCTCATTAATTCAACGATAGTATTAACATATCTTTCTTGTCTTTCGTGTGTACCATTTGCTGGTGTTACTGTATTTGCCTTTTAAATCATCTCCCTTTCTTATTTTGGCATTACAAATTTAAATTTGGATGTTTAGCTTTTAATATTGCTAAAACACCATCTTCTTGACTATTATTGTCAATTTTTGATACTGGAACACCCGTATTTTTAGGTTGTTCTACAGTCTCTTTAGGTTGAAGATATTGTGGATTTTCTTTTAAGTAATCTTTTAGGTTATCTTCAAAAGAACCTTCTGTTTGCGAAACTTCACTTAATACAAATTTTTGAAATTTAGAATCTATACCAGCATTTGCAACTACTTGCATATTTTCTAATTCAAGAATTTTTGCTTTAAGCGTTTCGTTTTCTTTTAATGTTTCTGCATTTTTTTCTTCAGCAGTTTTTTGACTTTCTTTCCAATCATTATAAGCCTTTAGTTCATCTTTTGTAGGCATATTCTTTTTTGCCTTTTCTAATCTATCTTGAATGATAGTATTAAACTCTTTTTGATAAGCTTCATTGCTTTCTAACAATTCTTTAAAAGTCTTAACCTCTTTTTGTTCTGTTGTTTGAGTATCAACATTTTCAGTAGTAACTTCTTTTGTTTCTACATTTTGAACTTCTTTTTGTTCCATTTTTTTCCTTTCTTTTAAGCCATTAAGTTAGGCTGCTACCTTACATTTATTGTCGATAAGTTAGACATAATAAAAGAACATATTTCTATGTCCTATGGTGCCTTTGTAGGAGTTGCACCTACTATAACTATTAAGGCATAAAGAAAACACCTTATTAGGTGCTAATCATCAACATTAGGAGGAGGGCGACGCATTCTCCCTCATCTCTTTTGACCAAAATGGTGTGTGGACGCATCGAATTTTTCCACCTCTCCTATTAATATTATACTATTTTTTATCATTTCTATCAAATAACTTTTTTATTTTTCCTTTAATCTCATATTTATCTATTCTTTTTTGTTGCATAATTTGCATTTGAATTATTGAATTTTTATATCCTTTTTCTTTTGAATTTGGAGTATTTAATTTTAAAGTTATTTTTACATTGTCTTCAAATTGTTTTACAATCCATAATGTGTCATCTTTATCTAATTGTTTATAAACACTATCGGGCTTACTCAAAATATCTGATATTTTATCTATATACTTTAAAACCTCAGGATGTTTATTTAAATGTTCTAACCTATCAGGCATTAATACAACCTCTTTAGTTGTTGTAATTATATTTTTATCATATTTGGTAGCATTAAATTTTCCTACAATGCTTTTTTGTATTAATTCTTCTTGGGCTTTCTTTTTATCATCTTTTAATTTCCAATATTTATAAGAATTTGTCGTTTTTTGTTTATTAACTGATGATAACGAACTGGTTCCTATCCACTCATTAGCAGTTATTCTAGTTCTTCCTGTTTTATCTAAAAATTCTAAATACTCTTTTCTATAATCACTTAATTGACTTGATTTACTACTAATATAATTTTGCTCTGCTCCTACTTCTTTAAGCATAGCGATTTCTCTTTTTTTATTTCTTATTGTTCTTTCATATAATCTTTGTTGCTGTTTTTCTATATATGCTTCATCATTTTCTTTTTTAGTAAATTCTTTTTCTCTATGTATTGATAAATTTGGAACAAAAGCATATCTTGAATGACCACAATTTATTCCAAGTATTCCAGCAGGTTTTCCATAACTGGAATTATGCCAATCATACACCTTTATTTGATGACCTAAGCCATCTTTTATTGGTTCAGTATTACCACTTAAAGAAAATATTTTGCCTTGATCTTCAGAACATAAAGGTCTAGCTCCTAAATGACTACTTATTTCTATATAATCATTTCCTGCTAGCCTCATTCGTTCTTCTTGAATATGATTTATGGTATTTCGAGTATTACTTCTAATTACCATTTTTGTGTATGCTTCAGGAGACCATTGTGCACCATTTTTAGCAGTGAATCCTGTTAGTCCTTTTTCTGCTAAATTACTTACTGCTTCTTGCATTGCTTTCATTGTTGTTTTTGTTCCTGCCATAACTTGCGAAGAAACTTTATTAACAACTTCTTTATATTCATTACCAGCACTTGATAACAGACTATTATTTTGTTTATTAAATGTTGTTAATATTTCTTTTATTGAATTATTTAAAATATTTTTAACTGTAATATCTTCTAAAATTGGATTAATTTCATTTAATATTCCTGCTTTAATCCCAAGTTCTAGTATTTCCTTATCTACCTCTGTTCCAATTTGTATTGCTCTATCAAATATTCTATCAACTTGTTCTTTTGTTTTTCCGCTATATTCTGATATTATTTTAGCATTTTCTTCAGTTAAGCCACCAAGTTCTTTTAACCTTTCTAATTGCCATTCATTAACACCGCCGCTACCTTCAATAGGTTTCCCTTTTTCTGTATCATATTTATCTATTTCCATTGGTTTTCCATGTGATAATTTTTCAGCTATGTTAAATAACAATTTATCTTCCATCTCGATATAATATCTTTCCATTTGCTCTTGCATTTCTTCTAAAGACATTTATATCACCTACTTTTGCTCTTTTGTTTCCTCACCTTTATTTGTCATACCAAAAAAATCCAATCCTTCTGGTTGAATTATTTTTTTATCTTCTTTTATTTTTTCCAATTCATCTTGCACTTCTGTTTCTTCATAATGTAAATATTTAGTCATAAATTTCTCTTTACTTATTAATCCAGCATTATAAAGATTAATTCCCCTATTAATTAATGCTTCTTCATCTTGAATTATTGAATCATCAAATGTAATAGATATTTCTTTATACTTAATTCCTTCCATCTCACATATACAAGCAATTAAATCATATAAACTATCATATAAAGGAATTTGATGTTGCACTTTTGTTCTGTAAGTATCACTATTTTCCGATACAACTTCCGTAGCAGTTTTTAATCCTGTTCCATCAAATGAATAAAAATTATTTCCTAGTTTTACACCCGCACTTAAATAATTTAATTCAGCATTTATTGCTTCAATATGTTGTTGAGTTCTTAATTCAAAATTAATATCTTTGATAGGTTCATTATCCATTCCTTCAATAGCAACATAAACATCATCACTTGCATCAAAATAACTTGCATATACAATGTTATTATTATTATCAACACCAGTAGCTTTTTTCTTAACTGCATTACGATTAATAAGTATTCTTCTTTTACCACTTGAAAATTCATGATTAAAACTATCATATTTTATATCAATACATTTGAACTTATCTAGTTGATTTGCTAATATACTTATTCCCATTGGACTTCCTGTATCAAAATTATTTGCTATAGGTAATTTCCAAACCTGGAATCTTGGATGTTCTGTTTCAATTATCTCATCTTCTACAACATCAACATATTTATCTGAAAATGATATTTGTTTTCCTAAAATATTTTCATCTTTTGAAACATATAATTCATTTGTTTTTAAGTATTTACCATTTTCATATTCATGATATGTTAATAAGGTATAATATTTCTTTTTATTATCTGTTCCCTCAACACTTCTTGAAACGGTAATTATTCCATTAATATATGAATTTGTGTATTTATAAGGCAAAATAATATCACCATCAATAAAGTCTATAATTGTTTTACCATTTTTTTTGTATTCAACAGTCAACATTGTTCCTAATGCATATTCTTTTTCAATAAATGCAGGAAAATTAATTGAAAATTGATTTTCTTTACTATCCAAAATTTTCCACAATTTTTCAGTATTTTTCTTATTATCTAATTTTATTTCAACTTTTTCACTCCAAAGCAAATTAGAAAAATCCTCACACACTTTTTTTGGCATATTCATTGTTTTTCTTTCCACTTGACATTCTGAGCCATCAACCAATTTAGCATTGTAGTAATGAAAATCATTTACATTCCCACGATACCATTGTTTCCATATTGCCATCATATCATATATAGAACCTACTACCACATTAATGTTCTTTTTGTTTAATGTTTGTTGAATATTATTATATAATTTCTTTTACATCACTCCTTTTATTGTTTTTTTCCTATAAAGGATAAAATTATAATTGTTATACAAATAATTATGGTAATTATTATCCCTTCACTCATAATGTTCACTCCTTCAAACCTAGTTTTTGCAAATTATCTTTAACATAATATTGGAAAGAATCTATTAAATGATCTGCATAATAATACGATTGGTCTTTAGACCATGTGTTATAGTATTCTTCACCACTTATAAACTCTTTTTCTTGTTTGTCAGGAATTGGTTTTCCTTTTTCAACACTACCTTCTTGCCATTGGTAGTTTTCTATTTCTTTTTTAAATATTTTATTATTATTATTATCCAATGCTCTAAATTTTGCTTTAGACAAAAAATCAATTGAATAATCAATTAGTTCTTCCTTATTCTTTCCCTTATTAACTGGATTAAATGCTTTACCATAGTCTTTATATAATTGATTTCTTAATGCACCTTCCGCAGAATCTATTGTTTCTTTATCAAGACCGCATTTCCATTTTTTTAACATTTCTATCTCAAAGAAAAATATATCTTTTGATAATTCACTTGGTGCTTTTTTTACACTTTTTTCATGTGGAGAATAATAATAATTATCTAACAAATAAAAATAACCATCACTTGCTAAACAAAAACAACCACATGTAGTTGCTGATGTTTGATGACCACCATCAACAGAAAAGTCTAAATATAGTGGTCTTATTTTGTTTTTTTCTAAATAATCTTGTTCTACCCATTCAACTTGTTCTGGATTATATATCATTCCTTCCATTCCAATGACTTCGCCTAAATATATCCATCTATATCTTTTTAAATCATATTTTTTTAATCTTTCTGCTTCTTCAATGAACATTTTACCAAGCCAATCACTAGGAACAGTTCTATAATCAGTGCTAGATATCAAAGCATCATTTCTTTTTGACATTTGCTCACACCACTTATTAATCCAATTAAATTTATTTTTAGGAGGATTAAATGAATATAGCGCTATAAACCAATCATTATTACCTCTTGTAAATGTTGCTATTATTTGATCAATATCTTCTGAATTATCCCATCCTGTTGTTTCTTCAAACCAAACTATTTTAATTAATTTTTCCTCATCAATAGTTCCTTTTACAGTTTCAAAATCGTCTCCACCTGCAAAATAGATTGTATTACCATTATCTATAAATCTTATTTCCATTGGTGCTGTTGTTGCTTTATAATGTATATTTTCAACTAAGCCTAGTCTTTTACATGCTCTTTTAATTTCCTTATAAACAGACTTTCTTAATTGATTTTGATGTTTTCTCAAAACTACAACTGAACAATTGCTCTCTTTTAGGCAATTAAATACTATTTTTAAAGAAATCATTGATGTTTTAGTGCTTCCTCTTCCGCCTTTATATATTTGGTGCATTTTATAACTATTAAATGTCCTTCTAAATGATGGGGATATTTGTTGACTAATCTTCATCTACATCACTTGGCAAATCATTTACTATTTGTATTTTATTTGAAACAGCGGCACCAATTTCTTGTTTGTCTTGCCATCCATAATTATTTTTTAAATTAAATATAGCAAATGTAGAATTATATTTACCTAATAAAGCATTTTCTTCTAGTTGTGCTTCTATTTTATCTTTTGCTTTTTTTATTGTGTCAAAAAACTCATCTTTTTCTTCATAATTCAATAATGTTTGCCTACTTATATCTAAAGCATAAGCAAGTCCGCTAACTGTATATGGTTTTTGTTTTTTATCACAATTTTTAAAATAATTGGCAATATCTTTTTTCATTTCTTCAATATTGTCATATTTCAATGGTCTTCCACCTTTATTTTTTTCTTCCTTTGATACCACCACACTTTCTAATATGGTTGCAGAAGTTGGATTTGCACCACTCCACAGGCTAAAGAGACCTGTATGCTACTATTACACTACTTCTGCGATTTAAATAATTATTTATATTTTTTAAATAAATTATCTTTCTCTATGTATGGAAATTTTTCTTTTCCTATGATTACTGCAAATATATATCTTTTTTGAAATAACTTTAGATGCTTATTAGAGAATATCTCCTGCTCTATTTGTTTTCTTTCTTCTTCAGATCCATTTCTGTATCTATTACATAACTTAACTAAATATAATTGCATAAAATCATTGTAATAATTCATTTCACATTTACCCTTTTTAAATATCTTTCCCTTATTAATGGTTTCCCTTTTGCATTTACATCAGAACAGTGTTCTCTTTCAAATTGTTGTAATAAACTTTCTATTGCCAACATCTGTTGCTTGTTTGGCATTGTTCTTTGGTTATTTATGCTCAATAGTATATTAGATAGATATAAATACATATCAAAGTCTTTGTATTCTATTACATGTAAATATTGATGACTAGTGTTGTTTATTAATACAGCTCCGTTATCTATTATTTCTCTTCCACCTTTATTCTTATCTAATATGTGATGAAAGTTAAATATATCTCCGTCTTGTAGTTCATACCCTAACCAATCTATATTATCCATATGAAATATTTCTATCATCTGTCTTACTATCTCTTTCATATATAACCTCACAAATAAAAAAAGAACCGAAGTTCTTATATATAGCACTATATTACTGACATTCCAAACTACCTTGCTCTTATTCAAGTATGGAGTAGTCATATCAGTAATATACTACTAATAGCAGTAATTTTCAGGGGGACGTGGACCTTTTTTCAAATTTCCACGATACCATTTTACTACATCAGGTGGGAACTAGGGGGAACTCTTTTCTATTTTTTCAATTATTTTATTAATTCTTCTTTTCCCTATTCCATAAATATAGCTTAACTTAGCATTGCTATATCCTTTAAATTTCTTATCTATATAAATCATTTTATCTCTATTATTATATTTTATATATATTGCTTCTTTTTCTTTTATTTCTTGATATAGCTCATTAAGTTCTTCCTTACACTTACTAATAGACTTTTCCATTTCTACAATCGTGTGCATTACATCATCTATTGTTTTTCTTGGAGGATTACCTGAAACTATTTCTTTTGTTGTATCTACTGCGGATGGTTCTAAACTTTTTCTTTGTTTTGCAATTGACCTCCTGTATGACTTAATATCA